GTGCCGTGGTGCGCTTTGGCAAAAGCGTTCGTGCAGAAGAAGTGTGGCAAGACGTACTGGGCGGCATCCGTCGCAACGTATCCGTCGGCTACATGATCCACAAGGCCCAACTGGTCGAGACAAAGGATGGTGTGGAAACCTACCGTGTCACCGACTGGGAACCCTTTGAAGTGTCTCTTGTGTCTGTACCTGCTGACGCCTCCGTCGGTGTAGGCCGCAGCCTGGAGACCGTGCAAGTCACCAGTGAATGCGACGACGCCGAAGAAGACCCTCTGCAAGAAGCCACAGACGCCGCCGAAGACAAAGGCGCTGTGCTCTCCGAACCCATCACCTCCCTCCCCATTGAAAAAGGACTCAAAATGTCTGAAGTTATCCAAGTCGTGGAAACACGCAACCACGCCGCTGAAATCAGCAAAATCGCCGCCACCATCCCCGGCGGTGCCGACATGGCCATGAGCGCTATCCAGCGCGGCATCACGGTCGAGGCGTTCCAGCGCGAAGCCCTGGACAAGCTCTCCAGTAAGCCCCTGCCCACTGCCGACATCGGCTTGAACAAGGCCGAAGTCAAGCGCTACAGCGTCATGCGTGCCATCAACGCGCTGGCCAACCCTGGCGATGCATCCGTGCAACGTGCAGCCGCTTTTGAGCGTGAATGCTCCGAAGCCGCCGCCGCCAAGCAAGGCAAGCAAGCCCGAGGCTTCATGGTCCCTTACGAAGTGCAAGCCCGTGACTTGGTGCAAGGCACCCCCACAGCAGGCGGTAACCTGGTGCAGACGGACCTGCTCTCTGGCAGCTTCATCGACGCACTGCGCAATGCCATGGTCCTCTCGGGTCTGGGCGTGCGCATGCTCACCGGCCTGCAAGGCCAGATCGCCATCCCCAAGCTGACCGGCGCTGCCACCGCCTACTGGGTGGCTGAAAACACAGCACCCACAGAAAGCCAGCAAACCATCGGCCAGGTCACCATGTCTCCCAAGACTGTGGGCGCCTTCACCGACATCAGCCGCCGCCTGATCAACCAGTCGTCCATCGACGTGGAATCCATGGTGCAAAGCGACATTGCCACCGTGTTGGGCCTGGCCATTCAGCAAGCCGCCATCAACGGCTCGGGCGCATCCAACCAGCCATCGGGCCTGCTGACACTGGTCACCCCTGGCGTCATCGGCGGCACCAACGGCCTGGCACCCACTTGGGCGCACCAGGTTGCGCTGGAGACTGCAGTGGCCGTGGCCAATGCAGACGTGTCCAACATGGCCTACCTGACCAACGCCAAAGTGCGCGGCAAGCTCAAGAGCACAGAAAAAGCCACCGGCACCACCGGCAACTTCATCTGGTCCGAAGGCAACACGCCGATCAACGGCTACCAGGCTGCCATCACCAATGCGGTGCCGTCCAACCTGGTCAAGGGTGCATCGGGCGCAGTCTGCTCGGCCATCATCTTCGGCAACTTCTCCGACCTGCTGATCGGCATGTGGGGTGGCCTGGACCTGATGGTGGACCCTTACACCGGCTCTACAGCCGGCACCGTGCGCGTGGTGGCCCTGCAAGACGTCGACGTGGCCGTGCGCAACGTCGAGTCCTTCGCCACCATGGTGGACGCCCTGACGGTCTAAGCCACAGCAGCCCACGCCACTCCGCCACCGCTGCCATGTTCTCCGAAGACCTCGCCGCCTTCTTCGACACTGCCAACGGCTTTGCGCAAAACGCAACGCTGGCCGGTGGTGGCGTGGTGCCGGTCATCTTCGACCGTGCCTATGTCGGCGTCTTGTCGGGCCTGGTGGAATCCACCGGCCCGCAAGCCACCGCCAAAAGCGCAGACGTGGCAGCAGTGGTGCAGGGCAGCACCCTGGCCATCGGCGGCACCACCTACACCGTCACCGGTGTGGAGCCGGATGGCACGGGTGTGACCACCCTGCAACTGCGCGGATAGGGCTAGACCATGGCCGACCACCTGCAACAGCAAATACTCGACGCAGTGCAGACCACCCTTGCCGCCGCAGCCACCGCTGCCGGCAGCAATGTGTATCTGGACCGCGTGGACGAGCTGCTGCAGGCTAACCTGCCCGCCATCCACATCGAGGGTGGCGATGAAGAGGCTAGCGCCGACAGTATCAACTTTCCCACCGTCTACAGCCGCGCCTACAGCTTTAGCGTGGCCTGCGTGTGTGGTCAGGCCACCGGCGCCGCCAAGGCGGCCCGCAACCTGGCCAAGCAGGCAGAGGCCGCACTGCTGGCGAGCATCAGCACCTTCACTGCGGGCGGCAAAGCCCAGGCACTGGTGCTGCTGGGCAGCAGCGAGACCAAAGACGGCAGCGGCGCGGTCAGCCTGTTTGAGGTTCGCCAGCAGTGGCAAGCCCGATACACCACGCTGGGCGGATCGCCCGACGTAGTTCCCACCTAAATTTTTAAGAGGCACCCACCATGGCCATCACCCTTGCCACCGGCACGCAGCTTGCGATTGCCACCACTTACGCCGCATCCAGCAACATGACGGCCATCACCAACGCCACCGAAGCCGTTGCCACCCTGGCCGCAGCGCACGGCGTAGTGGTTGGCGACTTTCTCGAAGTCACCAGCGGCTGGGACTTGCTCAACAGCCGCATCGTCCGCGCCAAAACCGTGGCCACCAACGATGTCACGTTTGAGGGCATCAACACCTCCAGCACCAGCAACTACCCCGCAGGCACCGGCACCGGCACCATCCGCCGCATCACCGCGTGGACCAGCATTACCCAGGTGCAGAGCTTTGACACCTCAGGCGGCGACCTCAACTTTGCGGACATCACCACCATCGTGGACAAAACGCAAAAGCAAGTCCCCACCACCCGCAGCGCCCAGACCCTGTCCATGACCGTGTTTGACGACACCGCCCTGGCCGGCCAGATCGCCGTGCAAGCCGCCAGCGACGCCAACGCCGCCACCGGCTTCCGCATCGTGTTCCCCAACGCCTCGCGCATGGTCATCAACGGGTACTACAGCATTGGCGCATCGCCCAATGTGGCGGTGAATGCCCCGCTGACCAACACCATTAGCTTCAGTGCGGTGGCGCAGGCAACCCGCTACGCAACCTAAAGCACTGACCCATGGACCTGGCAGACCTCAAACGCCTGGCCACCGCCGCCCGCGAGTTCAGCGTGGCGGTGGGGGAGCCACCGCGCCACATCACCCTGCGCCTGCCCACCCAGCACCAACTGGTGCTCAGTGCGCGGCGCAGCGGCCTGCACAACCTGCAAGACGACGCCGCAGCCCACGTGGTGCTGCAGCGCAACCTGCTGCTGCTGGCCATGGTGGCGTGGTCGGGTGTGCTGGTGGGCGATGTGCTGCCAGATTACCCGCAGTCGGGTGATGTGCTGGAGTTTGCGCCCGAGTCTGCCGAGCTTTGGATTGACGCGCACCCTGCCTGGGAGGCCGAGCTAAGTGCCGCCCTCATGCAGCGCATGGCCGAGCGTAAGGACGTACAGGATACAGCCGCAAAAAACTCCTAGAGCTGGTCGGCTGGCAAAAGTCTGCAGCCGACGCCAAGAAGCTCGAAGAGGCAGGCTTTGGTGGCCTCCAGGCACCGCCCCCGGTCTTATGCCCGGCGGCAGAGCAGGCCCGCCACTGCTGGCACTTTTGCGGCGGCTGGTCACCCGAGCGGTGGCTGGTGTATGGGGCATTGTATGAGGTGGACGACTGGCACTTATTGATAGAACTGATGCAGGAATTACGCGCAAATGTCTGAAGCCAAAATAGTCATCGGGGCCACCGACAACGCCAGCCGCGTGCTGGCCGATGTGCGCAGCAGCATGGCCGGCGTGGAGCGTGGCGCCGCGTTGCTGGGAAACGCGCTGGGCCTGATTGGTATCGCAGGCGTGGGTGGTCTGGTCGCTACGGCCCGCAGTGCCATCAATGCGGTCGATGCGTTCAACGACCTCAAAGACGCCACCGGCGCCAGCATCGAAAACATCAGCGCCCTCGATGACGTGGCCGCCCGCACCGGCACCAGCTTCGAGACCGTGCAGACCGCCCTGGTCAAGCTCAATCAGGGCCTCAACGCCGCCAAGCCCGGCAGCGATGTGGAGCTGGCCCTCAACGCCATTGGCCTCAGCGCCAAGCAGCTCAAAGACCTGGACCCCGCCGAGGCCCTGCTCCAAACCGCCAAGGCCCTGAGCAACTACGCCGACGACGGCAACAAAGCCCGCCTCACGCAAGAGCTATTCGGCAAGAGCCTCAAAGAAGTTGCCCCGCTTTTGAAAGACCTGGCTGAACAAGGCCAGCTCAACGCCAAAGTCACCACCGAGCAAGCCGAGGCGGCTGAAAAGTTCAACAAAGAACTTTACAACCTGCAGAAAAACTCGACCGATACGGCCCGTGCACTCAGCCTCGGCCTGATTGCGTCCATCAACGAAACCATTGCCGCCTTCCGTGAAGGCGCTGCCGCAGGCAAGAGTTTCCTTGCCATCGCCAATGACCGGTACTGGAAGAACGTAGGCGAATTTTATGGTGTTGCCGCCGAGGGTGCCGACAGCTACCGCAAGCGCCTGGCCGAAATTGACACGCAGCTCAAGGGCGGAGAATCGCGCTTGCTGGTGCGCAACGCCCTGCTGCGCGAGCAGGCTACGCTGCAGAAAAAGCTGGCCGCTGAACCCGACTTCAGCCCCGACAACCAAAGCGCCGCCGAGCTGCGCCGCCTCACCCGCAAAACCAGTGTGGGTGACTTTGCCGCTGGTGCCAAGACCAAAACCGGCGCCGGCAAAGCCCAGTCCGAGCAAATCACCGACGCCCAGCGTGCCCTGGCCAGCTACGTCACCAGCCTGGAGCGCGTCAGCGAAAAGACGCAAGACCTGACCGAAGCCCAAAAGGCCCTTGATTTTCTCAAAGGCCTGGGCACGCAGGGCGAAATTCCGCAAGTACGCGAGCTGGTGCTGGGCTTGGCCGAGCGCATCGACAAAGAAAAAGAGCTGGCCGAAATTCTCAAGACCAAGCGCCTGCTGGCCATTGAAGAGGGTGACGCGGTGCAACGCGCCAACGACATCTACCAGCAGCGCCTCAAGAGCCTGCTGGACGATACGCCCACCGCCGTGCTGCAACAGCAGCGCGACGACGTGCGCCAGCTCACCGACGAATACGAAGCCGGGCGCCTGTCCGAAGAGCTGTATTTGGAGGCCGTCAGCGCCCGCCTGGACCTGACCAACGACAAGACCAAAGAAGCCAAAAACCTTGCCGACGAATTGGGCCTGTCGTTCACATCCGCATTTGAAGACGCCATTGTGGGCGGCAAAGGCCTGCAAGACGTTCTCAAAGGTCTGGAGCAGGACATCCTGCGCATCGTCACCCGCAAGCTGGTCACCGAGCCAGCAGGTGATGCCCTCACCAGCTTCATCAAGGGCATGACCGGTGGCGGCGGTGGCAGCAGCAGCGGCAGTGGCATTGCCGACATTTTCAGCAACATCTTCGGCGGCGCCCGCGCCACCGGCGGCCCGGTCATGCCCGGTAAGGCCTACCTGGTAGGCGAGCGCGGGCCAGAGCTTTTCATGCCCAAAGGCGCAGGCACCGTGCTGCCCAATGGCGCATCCGGTGGCAACGTGGTCAACATCACCGTCGCCCAGTCATTCTCCGCAGGCACCGACCGGCGCACCATCTTGCAGGCCGCTGCCGACGCATCGCGCCAGCTCCAACTGGCTGGAAGGAATCTCTAGACCATGGCCAGCCTCACCGTTTACGCCGACGTCATCGTGCCCAACAGCGTCATCGCTGCCGGGGTGCGCGGCAAGCAGATCCGCAAGAACACCCGCACCACCGCCATGAATGGTACGGTGCAGGTCAATATCGACTGGTCGCGCACCCTGCGCCAGTACGAGCTGGGCATCATCCCCATGCTGGCCGCACAGTGGCGGGCCATTGAAGGCCTGCACGAGGTGACCGAGGGCGGTGCCTTTGGCATGCTGCTGCAAGACCCCAAAGACTCGGGCGTGCTGATTACCGAGGGCCTGCTGCAGGCCTACAGCGCCAGCACCACCGCCCTGCTTGGCACCATGGGCACCGGCTTCGGAACCCCCGTGCACAAGCTGCACAAGCGCTACACCAGCGCAGGCAGCAGCCGCACCAAAGACCGCGCTATCACCCGCCCGTGGGCCAGTAGCTTTGTGCTCAAGCGCGGGGGCAGCACCGTCACCCTGGGCGCAGGCGCAGGCAATGCCGCGCTCGATGCCAGTACCGGATCCGTCACCTTTGTGGCCGATGCCACCAGCGGCGCCACCGGCATCACCGTGGGCGCCACCACACAGGTAGTTACCACCACCAACCCCGGCACCCTGACCATTGGCCAGCGCATTTACCTCACCGGCTTTACCGGTGCCGACGCGGCGCTGGTCAACGGGCAAAGCCACCTCATCAGCAACGTCACCGGCGCAGGCCCGTTCACCTTTACCCTGGCCACTGTCACCACCGGCAAGACCATCACCCTGGGCAGCGGCAGCGCCGCCAAGTACCCGCAGGCCAGCGAGGCGCTCACCTGGCAGGGCAACTTCTACGTGCCGGTGCAGTTTGCCAATGACGAAATCGACTGGGAGCTGGTCGCCAGCGGCCCGGTGGATGCCCGCCTGCTGGCAGGCCCATCGGTCACCCTGTTGGAGGTGCGCGAGTGAAGTCCCCCCCGGTCAACCTGGCCGCCCACTACCTGCAGGGCACCACCACCCTGGCGCACCTGCTCAAAATCACCCGCACCGATGGCGCGGTGTACGCCTTCACCAGCGCCGATGCCGATGTCACCATCAGCGGCGCCAGCGGCAATGTCACCTACCTGTCGGCCCCCGGCATGGATGTCTCCAGCATTGCCATCAGCGCAGGCTTTGCGGTGGACAACCTGGAGCTGACCACGCTGGACGACGGCACCACCTTCACCCGTGCCGACGTGCTGACCGGCAAGTGGCGCAACGCCGCTTTTACCCTGAGCCGCTACAACTGGCAGGCCCCTGCCGATGGGGTCGATGTGCTGATGGCCGGCACCGTGGGCGAGGTCACGATCAACCGCACCAGCGTGGTGGCCGAGCTGCGGGGCCTGCAGCAGTACCTGCAGCAGCCCATTGGCAGCGTGTCCAGCAAAACCTGTCGCGCGCGCCTGGGCGATGCCTTGTGCACCGAGGCACTGGGGCCGTGGACGGTTACCGGCACGCTGACCAGCGTGACCAGCCAGCAGGTGTTCACCGACAGCACGCGGGCCGAAGCTGCGGACTACTTTACCGAGGGCCTGATCACCTTCACCAGCGGGGCCTGCGCGGGCCTGTCGGCCAAGGTCAAGACCCATGCCGCCGGCGGCGTGCTCACGCTGGCCCTGCCGGTCATTCTGCAACTGGTGGCGGGCGATGCCTACAGCCTGGTGGCCGGCTGCCGCAAGCGCCTGGCCGAAGACTGCGCCGCCAAGTTCAACAACGTGATCAATTTCCAAGGTGAGCCGCACCTGCCGGGCGTGGATGCCTTGACCAAATAACTTATGACAACCCGCACCCGCATCGTCACCGAGGCCCGCACCTGGCTGGGCACCCCGTTCCACCACCAGGCCCGCCTGCACGGTGTGGGCGTGGACTGCGCTGGCCTGTGCATTGGCGTAGCCCGCGCTCTGCATCTGGTGGACCCCGCGTGGGACGTGCACGGCTACGACCGCAACCCCGACGGCGCCACCCTCATGGCCGCCTGCCTGGAGCAGCTCGACCCGATAGACCAGGCCGCCATGCAGCCGGGCGATGTGGTCATGGTGCGGTTTGACACCCACCCCCAGCACCTGGGCATTGTGGGCAACTACCGCCATGGCGGGCACAGCATCATCCACGCCAGCGGCAACGCGGGCAGCGTGATCGAGACGCGGCTCATGTTCAGCACCGCCATGCAGTACGTGGCGGCGTTCAGGTTTCGCGGGGTGGCAATCTAATGGCCCGCCTTGCACTTGCTACCGCTGGCTACGTTATTGGCAACACCCTGCTGCCGGGCATTGGCGGCCAGATCGGCTGGACGCTGGGCTCGGCGCTGGGTGGCACCTTTGAGCCCAACCAAAAAAGCGCCGGCCCGCGCCTGGGTGACCTGTCGGTATCCGGAAGCGCCTACGGTACCCCCATCCCCTACGTGGCCGGCAGCCCGCGCATCAGCGGCCAGATCATCTGGACATCTGCCAAGCGCGAGATTGCCACCACCACCACGCAGGGCAAGGGCGGTGGCGGTGGGCAAGAGTACACCAGCTACACCTACGAGGTCGACCTGCTGCTGCTGCTCAGTGACAACCAGATCAGCGGCCTGTCGCGCATCTGGAGCAACGGCACGCTGGTGTGGTCGGCACTCAACGGCACCGCCACCGTGCCCAGCCCTGCCGGTGGCGGGGCCACCCTGCAGCAGTCACAGGGCACCATTGAGGGCCTGATGGCCAGCGGCGGCACCGGCAGGTGGTCACGCCTGACCGTGTACGGCGGTGGCCCGGGCCAACTGCCCGACCCCACGTATGAGGCTGCTGTGGGCACCGCCAATGCACCGGCCTACCGGGGGCGCGGCACGGTGTTTATTCAGGGCCTGCAGTTGGGCAGCAGCGGGCAGTTGCCAAACCTGACCTTTGAACTGGCCAACAGCGCCACCGGCACGGTGCTGGTGATGCAGCATTTTGAAAACCCAGGCGTTCTTTTTTATCAGGGCAATTTGACGGCCTACGCACCCGGATCGTTCAGCGTCATGCGCTACAGCGGTATTGCGGCAGGGGTGGGGCCGTCATGGAATATTGAAGCGATCAGCGGCCAGGGCCAAGGCTTTGCCGTGGAGAGCGGTGTCCTTGCTCCGGCGGCTGTTGGGGAATCGTCTTTCAAAATGACCCAAACAACCGCCAGGGCGGCACCCTCTGCTGGCGCGGCGTGGGTTGCACTGGACAGCTCTTTTGCAGTCGGGGCCAGTGAAGATTTCACCGTGGAGGTTCTGGTCGGGTTTACCGATGGTGGCTATGGTTTGGGGGTTTACGCCAGCAATTCCATATCCACAGTGTATGTGTTGCAGCATGGTGCCTACAGCACTGCAAACACCTGGAGCCTGACGCATGAAGCCTTTGGCGGCGGGCGGCGGTTTGCTTTTACGTTTGACAACGGGGCGGTGGTGACTGGCACGGTTATCGCTGTCCCTAAAATGCAGCCGGTTCGTGTTGGCGTAAGCCGGCAGGGCACAACGCTGCGACTTTATTACGACGGTGTTCTGGTGGCTACCAGCACCAGCGCCGCAAATGCGCGGGCGTGGACCGGTTCAGGGGCCTTATCGTGTGCTGATAGAAGCTCTTGCGTTGCGCTGGCCCCGGTGTATGGGCCTGGCACTTTCGATGAAATTCTGATAGTGCGCGGTGCCGCACTTTTTACCGATAGCACCTATAGCCTGGCCACCGGCCAATACGCAGATGCCAGCACACTGACCGTGGCCTCCCGTGCATCACCTACCGTGAAGGCGGTGGTGGACAACCTGCTGCTGCTGTGCGGCCTGACTGCCGGGCAGGTAGACACCACGGCGCTGGCCAGCATCACCACCCCGGTGCGCGCGCTGGCCGTGGCGCAGGTGAGCAGTGTGCGGGCAGTGCTGCAGGTGCTGGCACAGGCCTACAACTTTGAGGCGGTGCTGTCGGACAAAATCTACTTCCGCCTGCGCGGCGCGGCTACCGTGGGCAGCATCCCGTTTGCTGACCTGGGTTGCGACGGTGGCGACCCCATCGCCCTGCGCCTGGTCAACGAGCTGGAGGTGCCCGCCCAGTTGGCCATCACCTATGCCAACATCGACAACGACCACCAGACGGACACCCAATACAGCGACCGCCTGCTGACCGGACAAGAGAGCACCAGCGCCACCCAGTTGCCCCTGAGCCTGTACCCCACCGAGGCCAAAGCCATGGCCGATGCACAGCTCATGGACAAAGCCATCGGCATGACCAGCACCACCGTGGCCGTGGGCCAGCAGTACGCCAAATATGAGCCGTGCGATGTGCTGACCGTGGCCGATGAAGACGCCAATGCCTGGCGCCTGCGCATTGTCAAAAAAAGCGAAGCCGCAGGCACCATCAAGTGGGACATGGTGCTGGACGATGCTACGGTGTTCACCCAGACCGGTGCCACCAGCAGCGGCACCCAAGGCCAGAGCCTGGTCTACGCGCCGCCTGCCACCAGCTTGCTGTTGCTGGACATTCCGTTGCTGCAGGATAGCGACAACGCGCCGGGGCACTATTTTGCCGTCACCGGATCCAGCCAGTGGCAAAGTGCGGCGCTGTACAAGAGCAGTGCAGACAACAACTACACCCAAAACCAGATACTGTTCAACCCGGCAGTGTTTGGCCTGACGGTGACCGCGCTGGCGGCACCAGCCAGCGCAGACGTGTGGGACGAGGTATCTACCGTGCGGGTGAGCATTGCCAACGGACAACTGAGCAGCGCCACCCGTGACGCAGTGCTAGCCAGCACTGCCACCAATGCGGCACTGATCGGCACCGAGGTGGTGCAGTACCGCACGGCCACCCTGGTGGGCACCGGCCTGTATGACTTGAGCGGATTGCTGCGCGGACGCCGTGGCACGCAGTGGGCCATGGCCAGCCACACGGCCAGTGAGACGTTTTGTGTGCTGGGTGTTGCCGGTATGGGCTTGGTGGCCATGCAATCGGCAGACCTTGGCAAGCTGTGGTATTACAAGGCAGCCAGTGCCGGGGTGGCACTGAGCAAAGTGACGGCCAAGACCATTACGCCCACCGGTTTGCTGCTCAAGCCATTTGCCCCGGTGGACTTGCGGGTGAACCGCGTAACCACCAGCACTGTGTTTACCTGGAAGCGTTGCACCCGCCTGGCGCCCCGCTTTACGGGCACCCTGGGTATCAATGTGCCGCTGGGAGAGACCAGTGAGCTGTATGACATCGAATTTTATTCGGATGCCAGCTACACCACCCTCAAGCGCACCTACAGTGGGCTGACCAGCCCGACGGCGACCTATACCAGCGCCAACCAGGTCACCGACTTTGGTGCCAACCAGACCGACTTCTATGTGCGGGTGTACCAGGTGAGCGCCGTGGTGGGGCGTGGTTATGTGCTGCAGGTCAATGCCACGCGCCCGCAGCAGCCCGACACGCGGTGGCTTACCCGGTCGGCGGGCGGCACCATGTCGGCCGACAGCCGCAGTTTTACGGTGGCGCTGCCGCAGCAGTGGGCGCGGTCTGCGTTTCAAAGCAGTGGAAAGCGGTATTTTGAGGTGACCAAGAGCGGCAACCTGGTGTTTGGTCTGGCCGACAGCACCAGCAATCTGGCCAGCGGATCGTATCTGTTTTGGGGTGGTAACTTTATCGCCTGGGAAACGGATGCCACAGCCAATGTGCGTATCAATGCAGCCAACAACGCAGCGACAGCAGGCGCCGCAGGTGCAGTGCTTGGCATCGCCATCGACCTGGGCACCGGCATGGTGTGGACGCTGATCAACGGCGTAGCCACCGCAGGTAACCCGGTAGCGGGCACCGGGGGCTACACCACCACGCTGACCGGTGTGTCGGTGAGTCCATTTGTTGGCGGGCATACGCAGACATCGGTGCCCTACGGTGCGCTGAATTTTGCCTCCGGCAGCAATGCCCTCTACACACCGTCTGGTTTTACCGGCTTTTTAATTTAGGACCATCAGCATGGCACTTCAAACCCTTACCAGCAGCCAGGCATCGCCCGAGGTGCCTATCAACGAAAACTTTGTCAGCACCGCTGCGTCGGCGCTGTTTGGTATCCGGCAGGTGGCGACCACCGGCCTCACCTGGGGATTCCATGGCGGGCAGGTCAACGGCAATACCGTAGCCGATGCCGTGGTCACCCTGACTGCCAGCACCACCAACTACGTGGTGGCCACGCGGGCGGCTGGCATCGTCAGCACCAGCACGGCCACCACCAACTGGAACGATACCATCGCCTACGTGCGCCTGTACAGCGTGGTCACCGGTGCCAGCAGCATCACCAGCTATGTGGATTACCGGCAGGGCTACGGCGTGCAGGCGCAGGGCCTGCCACTGGTCAGCGACAGCACCGCCCGCGCCATTGTGCTGGCCGACGCGGGCACCGTGCTGCTGCACCCCAGTGCCGACACCACCGCCCGCACCTGGACCATACCGGCCAATGCCTCGGTGGCGTTCCCGGTGGGCACGGTGCTGCGCTTTGTCAACCAAAACGCGGCGGGCGTGCTGACCATTGCCATCACCACCGACACCATGCGCCTGGCACCCGGCGGCACCACCGGCAGCCGCACCCTGGCCGCCAACGGGGTGGCTGAGGCTATCAAGGTGACCAGCACCGAGTGGATCATCAGCGGCGCGGGGTTGACATGAGCCGGGATAACCTACACCCCACCGTTCCCACCGGCCTGTGCGTGGCCTTTTACAAAGGCACCCGCCCCGGCGTGGCGGGCCTCTACAACCGGCTGGGCCGCTACCTCGACAACGGCCCCTACAGCCACACCGAGCTGGTGTTTACCGACCGCATGAGCAGCAGCTCCAGCTTCATGGACCATGGCGTACGCACCAAGTTCATTGGCTATTCCAGCGTGGGCAGTTGGGACTTTCTGCCCGTACCGGATGTGATGGGAAATCTGGAAGAACGCGCTATCCGCTGGTTTGCAGACCACGACGGCGAAGCCTACGACGTGTGGGGCAATATCCGCTTTGGCATCGGTTTTGCGCGGGAATCGGCTGATAAATCGTTTTGCTCCGAGGCCATCATGGCATCTTTCGGTTATGCCGAGGCATACCGCTACGGCCCCAGCGGTGCGGCAACGATCCTTCCGCATCACTTCAATACAAAAATGATCCGGGTGCCAACGCCATGACCGAAGACGATCACAAAGCCATTGCTGCCATGGTGGTGGAAATCATGGCCGAAAAAATTGTCAGCAATCCCTTGACAGACGAGGAGCGCCACTGGGTGCGGCTGGCCATCAAAAAAGAAGGCCAGTCGATTGAGTTCCGCAAATCCATCATCGAAAAAAGCATGGGCGGATTGATCTGGTCCGCGTTGCTTTTTGTGGGCTACATGGTGATGGAGTTTTTGCGCGCCAAGGGCTTCCGGCCATGATTGACAGAAACGCCCTGGCGTTGTGTTTTTTGGCTGGCATGTTGCTCAGTCCCTTGAGCGATTTGGCCATGGAGCCTGCCCAAAGGCTGTACGACCACCTTAGCCCCGTGGTGAGCATGGAGGGCGATGTGGTGGCCCGTGCGCCTGATAGCGTGGACATCCACCTGGCGGGGGTCAAGCACCGGCAGTGCAAATACATCGGCATCCGGGCGTATGCACGCACCACCAAAGCGCTGGCGGATGTGAATGCCATCCGCATCGATATGCCTGCGGATGGCTCCACCAAGCCGGTGGACCATATCGACGCGGGCGTGTGGCGTGTGTGGCCCATCGCTTCAGCGTCCGAGGTCTTGATGTATGTGCAGCACGACTGCAACGGGCGTGTGGTGGTGACGCAAATTGCGGAGGTGAAGCTATGACGATCGAGGTGCTGGCGGTACTTGTTTTCATCATTTTTGTATTGACATTGACTTGGGGAGGTTACCCATGATTACAGCCTTGCTCTCATTCCTGGGTGGCAACGTATTCCGCATGATTTTTGGGGAGGTCATCGCCTTCCTGAACAAGAAGCAGGACCACGCGCAGGAGGTCGAGCGGATGCAGTTGCAGGCCCAGCTTGAGGCCGCGCAGCATGACCGCAACCTTGCCGCTATCAAAGTGCAGGCAGACCTTGGGGTCAAAACCATTCAAGTGCAAGCAGAGGCCGCGCTGAATCAAATTGAATCAGAGGGGTGGCTGGCCGCTGTCAACGCCACCAGCAAGGCCATCGGCATCGTCTGGGTGGATGCATGGAACGCTGTCATACGTCCAGCCGTAGCAACGTGGGCAGTTATCATGATGACGCTGGTGGAGATTGGCGCAATCGGCGCCATGACAGAACAGACTGCAGCCATTTGCGGCGCGGCGCTTGGTATCTATCTGGCAGACCGGAGCCTTTTCAAGCGTGGAAAATGACCCGATTATTGTGGCGGCAGCTATATGCCGAAGGTTTGAAGGTTTGTACCTCACTCCTTACCTGTGTCCTGCTGGTGTACCTACTATTGGTTTTGGAGCTACTCGCTACGAATCCGGAGTCAGAGTCACACTGACAGACCCACCTATCACCCGCGAGAGGGCTGAACAGTTGTTGCAATGGGAACTGCGTACATCGTGCAAACCGTCGGTAGCACGATATTGCCCCAATCAACCGGCCAATGTGAATGCCGCATTGCTGGATTTCACTTTCAACCTTGGCGCTGGTCGCTTGCAAGCCTCAACCCTGCGGCGCAAGATCAATGCCGGCGACATGGAAGGCGCAAAGCTGGAGCTTGACAAATGGGTGCGCGGTGGCGGGCGCATTCTTCCAGGGCTGGTGAAACGGCGGGCGGTAGAGGCGGCGTTACTGTGATCCAGCGGCTGATGGACTACCGCAACCGGCTGGTCAAGGCGGGAAGGATGCTGGAGGCGAGGGCGGTGGAGCGGTGCATTGAGATTGTTCGTCAATCAGCCGCTTGATGTTGTCTGCGTGAGTGGTCATAGTTGCTCCTTGAGGGTGCGAAGTAAAGATGCGCAGCTATAACCATCCTTAAACCCGCCAAATGCTTCACACTCCTTCGCGGCAATCTCCAAAATCGCGCGGACTTGGTCGGCGGTGTAGAGATCAGGCAAAAATGGGTAGTTGTGCAGAATCCCCGCAGGATGCTTAGGCTCCGGCAGCTTTGGTGTGGTCATGCTTCGCTCCCTTTGATTGCTGCGTCCACTTGCTTCGTGAACTCGTCTGGTGGAAGGTGCCCACTATCGCGCAAAGCCCGATACCGCGCAGCATCTAGTTTCAACGCTTCGACTTGCAATTGCAGTTCTTGGTTTTCCGCAATCAATTCGAGGTTACGGGTATCTACGCCAGCATAGGCTTCGACTTGCGCTTGCAGCGCATCGCATTTGTCGTTCATCATCACCGTATAGTCACCGAGCTGGGATTGCAGTTCATCGCGCTCTGCCTTCAATCCCGCAGCAATTTCACTGTTCAGCTCTGCCAGTTGCGTCGCAAGGTTCAGCTTCTTTTGAATGGCATCGCTATCAGGCCGCGCAACTCCTGCCAGATCAGCTTCGGAATCTGCAAGGGTTAATACTTTTTCTGTGGGCCGCGCCGTGCCCTCCAGATCGGCAATAGAGTCCGCCAGGGTTAATACTGTCTCGTTCATGGTGTTGCCCTTCGTTTCAAAATTTCAATCCGCAAATCGGTCGCATCCGCCATCTGCTGCGGGCTGCTGGCTTCGATGATGGTCTGGTACACGTCCAGGGCGTCGGCCATTTCTGCCAGCGCGGGGCCGTCCCATCCCCAGCGGTGCTGTGACTCGTAGCGCTCGCGCAGGCGGCGCATGGCGTCGGTGGCGGCGTCCAGGATGGGCAGCATGGGGTTGGTGGTGCGGTCGTCGCCCGCGATCTGGATGGCGCGGAGCATGCCCACGCCCAGAATGTGCGCCA